TCGTATTAGGTGTTGGAACTGCTGGGCCAACTCTAACTGCTGTGTTTGCCGTAGCTGTAGGCGCTGGTACATTATATCCAGCCCTTAGCTCATTTACTCCAGCTACAGGCGTAGAAATAAAAACCGCAATATTAGGAGTTCCGACAGGCTGAATACCACCGCCTTCAACTCTTGCGACTGGCGTTTTTGCAATGCTAATTAGCGGAGCAGTACCAGAGAGAGAGTTAAGGACGGTATTATTATTTGAATCAACGCCTAGAACTGGAACGGTTGTTTGGCCATCGGCAGTTTTGGCACCAAGGTATTTGCCATTACCAATGATGTTTCCAATGTCGATGTCATCTTGAGCAAAGGCTGAAGGCGCTAAGGCCAAAAGTAAGATTGCTAAAACTTTACAACCGCGACCGCCCTTCTTGCCACCTTTTTTCTTTTTTCCAAATTCCATTTTGTATCTCCTTAAAAATTACTAAATTAAATCGTACTTGTGTAGCCAGCCGCACAGCAAAATGTACTTGTTCCTGTTGTGGTCATACTAAAATTGAAAGCGGTATTTGCCGTTAGCCTTAAAGGTACTGGAAAGGTAACCTGAAAACCTGAATTCCCTGTGTTTGCCATAACCCAGCCGGTATAAAAATATCCAGTCCCATTTTTAAAATTAATTTCAGAAGGTACTAATGAATCGTTTGTGCAGGAAATGCTTGTTACGTAAGTTCTGATTCCTGCGCCTGGAGCTGCTTTGATTTGAGTGTTTGAAGTTCCGGTTGCCTCCACTGAACACCCAGCCCAAGAATCTCCAGGTGGGGCGTATGGAGATGTAATTATCCGACCATCAACTTCACAGCTTGGGTAGTTTAATTTGCCAGTTGCGGCAGTTGCCACCATTGCGCTTCTTGCTTGACACGAAGGGAAATCAACTCCATGCCCCAACGGGACATCGTCCCCTTGGTTTTGAGCCAAGGCCAAAACCGGAATAAGCAGACTTAAAATTAGTGGGATTATTGCAAGGCGTAAGGTTTTCATATTGACACCATTATACTCATTCTATGCTGATTCTAAAATCCTCTAAATTAAGGCTCTTTCGTGTTCTCTGCATCCTCAGTTTCGACGGGCTCATCCACTTTTTTTGGTGAATTTGCTGGAGAAAATGGCTGATTCAGAATTAAATTTATTGCTTGGTTCACCTGGCTCAATCTACCCTGCCAATTCTCTAACTGTGTTACTATTTCACCCTTGGCTGCATATAGTTCTTTCAGTCTTGCTCTTGTTTCTTCGTTCATAAATATTTCCTTAAATTTTAGACGTTACCAACTAAAAACATAAATCGCTCCAGCGCCTCCAGCGCCACCAGCCCCGCCAAGTCCAGTAGTGTTTCCACTTCCACCGCCGCCACCTCCGCCGCCATGAGTACCACCAGCACCTCCAGCAGCACCAGCAGTAAGAGCGACCGTAGATGCGCCGCCGCCGCCGCCTCCATCTCCCCCTCTTGTTGAATTTCCAGACGTTCCGGCCCCTCCAGCTACAGGTGGCGTACTTGTTCCAGCAGTTCCTCCAGAGCCAGCTACGTAAACCCCAGACCTTCCACCAGCCGTTGCATTAACGACGTTAGGCGTAGCACTTGTTCCAGCGCCACATCCTCCGCCGCCGCCTCCATAAATAGATGAGCCACCAACAATATTTGCAGGGACAGAAGTATGTCCTCCGCCCCCAGCGCCACCAGATTCAGCATTGTGAGTTGTTACTACTGTGATTGGAGCGCCTGAGCCGTTACCAGCTAGGGCTCCGGTAATTAAAGCCGCAGTTGCTCCGGGTAGTCCACCAGCTACCGCCCCAGTTCCGCCAAGTGTTCCTACGGAAGCAGTTCCACCGCCACCGCCACCAGCTCCAGCAGCAGCACTAATTGCCCCACCTCGACCGCCGCCACCACCATAGGCATAAAGATGAGTGCCAAAGTTTGAAACTCCGCCAGCCCCGCCGTCTCCACCCGCAGCGCCAGCAGCTCCAGGGACACCCGCAGCGCCGCCAGCTCCAATGTTTAAAGCGACAGTTCCGCCCAAATCCGATGCGCGAAAAGTGGCGCTATTTTGTGCGCCGCCTCCACCGCCAGCGCCACCCATCTTTACAGCGGCCAGCGTATGCGAAGCTCCAGCCCCACCACCTCCGCCCCCGCCGAAGAGAACAACGGAAACAAATTTTGGAGTAAAGCTAGTTGGCTTTGTCCATGTGCCAGCGCCAGGGGTTGTAAAAACCTGAATGTCTGTTGGGCCTGATGTTGCTATCTCCACCGGAGTTCCGGCTGAATTTAATGGAATAAATTTTGTGCCGTCATACTCGATTGCTTCAGAGGCCAGCAAAGTTCTTTTATAGACAATTACCGAATTAGTTCCATCGTAGTGTTCTATGGTAACGTCTTGCGAAACAGAAGCGTCGATATTTCTAATTATTAAACCCTTAACTTGTCTCTGGGTTGAAACTCCTGGGCTTCCGACTATCGTAGTAGTGGTCGCTGTTGTGATCTTAGTGTTAGTTCTTCCTGGCGTAAAAGCAGAAGTTGTAATGTCTGCCCAAGACGCTTGCACATCAACATCTGCACCTGAGCTAGTTATGATTCTAATGATGTCTGAAGTTGAAGTAAGTAGCATTTTAAAATCCTATCGAGACTCTTGCTAATACTTCAGGTTGAGTCAAGCCAGATCCACCAGCAACAACTAAATCTCCAGCGCCCAAAACAGTTGAACCATTTATCGTTTTAATATTTGTGCCCGAAACTAGCACATCCTGCTTGCTCTCCATCTCATCATAAATCGCGTTCTTTGTGGGCACTTCTAAAGAGCCATTCCAGGGAGCGCCATAGGCTTCATCTGGTACGGTTTGGTCCTGTGCCCAGGTGTTAGCATTGCTTAAAATAGAAGCCCCCGAGATTACTCTTCCTTTTGAGTCCACTGTCAGCAATGAGTAATCCCCTGCCGTAACCCCAGTGGTAGTTAAGCTTGCTGAAATATCACCGCCTGGTCCTGCGTCAATAAAGCTAATATCAGCAGAGTCGGCCAATAGTCTTGCGTTTGGAATTAATGGATTTGCAGTTAGAAGAATAAATTCAGAGGCAGTAATTAAAGTTAAATCTTCACTTTGAAGCGTGATATTTTCCAGCCACTTTCTGCCAATGAAAGAAGATAAATCCTTTGGTGGGCGCGATACCTTAGCAACCATTTATCTCAATACGGTAATTTCCGCCTCCGCATTTGAAAGAACAATTGGAACATTATCAGTTGCAGAAATTTCGTACTGTCGCGATTTGTACATGCCCATCCTGTGAAGCTCTATGTGATGAACCGTATCGCCGATGTCGCCTAAACCAATTTCGCGAATATTCGACCATTGATTAGAGCCATTGTTTCTATATCTAAGCATTAACTTAGGCGTACCGCTTGAAATTCCTGTTCCTCTTTTTGCGCGAAATCGTAAAATCTCAAGACGCTTTTTCTTCGATGTGCCGTGGTCAATGTGTCCAGTTTGTCTTAAGAATTTAAAAGGCCTAGTTGTGCTTGCTCCAGTAATATCAACTCTTGAATTAGAATTTAAACAGGCAATTGCCTTGGCTTCATTTTTGCCAATAAAAGTTTTGCCAGTATTTAAGTCAGTGGCTGAAGCTCTAAAATCATAGGGCACCCATGTCATATTTTCAGCGTCCCAGTTGCTCCAGTCCGACCAATCTTCTGATGCTGGGTTGTAAACTAAAGTTCTTTCTTCTGATGGAAATTGAAAGACGCAAAACTCTTGACCATCTTTCATTACAAGACCACCAAGGCAATCCGACACTACTGCAAAGTTTGCCAACTCTTTATCATATCGACCTGAAACAAACTTAACATCAGTCCCAGTAAATTCAACAATCTGCCTTGTATGACTTAGCCAAAACAGAGAGTTACCTCTTTTGATTACTGAATATTTTGCTAGGCAACCAAGCTCTATTAAACCACCTGGGATTCTTGAAAATGGGCTTTCCCCATCATTTTCCCAAATTTCAGTTGAAACAGTCCCGAGTAAATAAATTTGTCTCTGAACTACAACCATTGCCTGAGTATTATCAGGGCTTGCCTCTGCTGTCGCAAAATTCAGCGCAGACCAATCAAGTGGAGTATTTACAGTGGCCCAATAAAATTTTCCGCTTGTCCCATCTATTACAAGAATGTAGCCATCAAGAAAGGCAACGTGAGTAACCGTTGTTGGCGCATCAACATCAGCAATGGCAGCTAAGGTTCCAGTTGCATTAATGTAACTAAGCTTACCGCCGCCAGCTATAAAAACGTATTCACCTTGATTTGCAAAATCAACTCTTGCTCCTGGCGTAAATGTCAGTGTCCCGCCAGCAAACGCAGTAACAAGGGTTTCGCCGGAGACTGTTTTTAGCGAAACTGCTCCGTTGTCATCAACGCAAACGATGAAGTTTTTGTCAGGCCACATGAAAAGACCAACGCTTCTGTACCCAGAAGCAAAGGCTAATACTTCCCCTGGTCTAATATTCAAACCAGCAAGAGAATCTAGGAAACCATTGTATTGAATAGCAGCATCGTCCGATAACACTACGCCGTCAGCGTCTTTATAGCTTCTGGTAAAAAGTGGTATTGGTACAGTTTGCATAGTTAATTACTAAAAATTTAAGCTGCATAAACTGGTATATAACGAGTGACTCCCGCAATCTTTATCTCCACCCAATCAGCCGGAGCATCAGAAGTTGGATTTTTCGAGCTATTTCCCATAGCGCCGACAAAATCAAAAGTTGTGTTCGCAGCATTAAACACAATTAAGTTCCCGCTTGCAGCATCTTGCTGAAGGGAACCATCTGCGTGAATTGCCCATGTTACCAGCCCAGAAACTTTCTGAAATTGAATCTCTCCACCTGTCGCCGCTGCTCTTAAAACTAAAAGACTCCCAACGGTGTCTCCTGTAATTAGATACGCATTGCCGCCAATCGAAGTGTATTCATTGCCATACAAGAAAAGGGTTGCGCCCCTGCCTATTCCTGTTTCTCCACCGCCAGAGAGCGAAACCATTCTGTCATCAGTTCCATCATCTGTGAATTGACGAATCTTAGCATTGGCTCCTTGAATAATTATGTCAGTTGCGACAGTGATGTTTCCAGAGAGAGTGACGTTTCCTGTGGCAATATCAAGCAAGTATCTTTGAACTTTTGCTTGATTTGTAATTAAGACATCCTGGTTTGCCCTAACAATATATTGGGAAGTAGCAGCGTCACCAGCAACAGCTATTATTTTCCCCGGATAAAGAGCATGTTCGTTTCCATAATAATAAACTGCTGCGCCACGGTCATTTCCTCCCTGGCCCCCAGAGTGAAATGAGATATTATTATTATCGGCTCCGTCTACTGTATCGGTGCCTATTCTAATGTCCGAGTCGGTGTCGCCTACGAAATAAAGTCTTGGCGATAAAACTGGTCCAGCAGTTGTTACTTCTTGAAAATAAACTCTACGAGTAGGAGTTGCGCCTAAGTAAAATTCCAATAATTTATTTAAGCCTGTTGCGTAAATTTCTGTGTTATCAGAAGCATCGGTGCCAATCAAATTCAAATAGGCTGAGTTTGCATTATTTCGAGCCTGAAAATAGTGATTGTTTCTAATCGCTACTTCACCAGCATTTAGGAGAGTTAAGTTACTTGCGGAATCGGCATTATTTCTAAACGATAACGAAGTCGCTCCTGCAATGACTTTTGCTGCTGCTGCTGAAAATATTAAATTAGCGTCAAGCGTTAGGTCGTCCTCAAAGGTTTTTGCTCCTGCAAAACTTTGAGCGAGGCCACTAACTCCAGCTCCAAAGAATAAATTATCAAAAGTGTAAAGAGTTACATCAGCCGCAGTTTTTATGACGAACTTATAAGCGCCATCGGCATAGATTTGTTTTCTACCATTTGAGTCAAGTTCGACTGGATTAGTAGATGGAATAGTTCCGGCACTATCTGTGTAGGTATCTTTTAATGTGTTTGTCCCTGCATCATAGGTATAGACTTTTCCAAGAGCAAGGGGCCTGCCTGAGTTGTCAGTAAACCCGGATAATAAAAACTCAACGGCGGTTGCCATACATGCTCTCTACTTCGTTTGTTGTTTCAAGCTGAATATTAAAGTTCTTAGCCTCTAAAAATAGAGACTCGGCTTTACCCTGAACATACTCCCGCTCGTTCATCGGGCCTGGATACTCATCAAATAAATCTTCAGCAAGCCCATACTTAAGAGCCCTTTGAAAACGTGCTGGAACATCTCCAGATTCAGCAGCAGCGTCAAAATCTTTTAATGGATAAACCGAAAGAATTTTTATGGTATAGGCGGCATCGGGCGAAGGCCAGATATAAAAACTAGGCTCCGGCGTTGCCTTAAATGCAATCGCACAGGGCCGACCAGTATTAGTTTCTTTATCTGCGATATCTTGATATCGACTGTAGCTAATTACCTCAAGCGGCAAATCTTCGTTTGAGTCAACAACCCATGCTTTGTCAAGCCCAATTATCGCATCGTCATCGCCGGACAAATCAGTTGTCGTATAAAGCTCTTGATCGGCAACGGTTGCAAACGATGATTGGTCAAAGCTCCAGAGAAAAAGATTTTTATTGGTCCAGCTTTTTACAACAAGCTGAAGCGCTTTAACTCCCTGATCAAGCATTTCGCCTGAAAGCACCTGGCCTGGCTCATGCGCTCCAACAATGCGAAAAGCACCCTCAATGATTTCATTGCGAGTTGCTAGGTAATCAAATTCTGTTAGAGCCATTAAAATCCTCTAGGTTAAAAAAGGGGGCATCTCTGCCCCCAGTTTAATTACTGTTGAGGCGTGACCCTGACAGATAATCTGACTTTACCAGAAGTCGAGCCGGTTGTGGCGGCTGTAGTAATCTTAAAGTCAATGGTGTCATCAGCGGTATACTGATACAAGTGCCCAGCATGGTTATTCAAGTTCTGAACCCCACTAGCGCTAGATCGTCCGATAG